ACTCGACCCTGGCCCCCGCGGGCTCCGCCTTCTACGCGATGCGACGCAAGTTCATCGCCGGCAAGGCCGAGATCCACGGCGGCGGGTCGAACGTGCCGATGGCATCCTCGGGCGAGACTGTGTCGGGGCAGCGGCCCACCCGCTACCTCGTGGCCGGCGCCAGCGTGTCGCTCTTCCAGCGCATGACCAACGGCTTCTCCGGTCGCGATACCTTCCGCGACGCGATCGACGGCGCGAACCGGGCCATCGCCGAGAAGCACGACGAGCTGACTTGGAGCGGGTCCAGCACCTACGATGTCTGGGGGGTGCTCAACTACCCCTACAGCTCGGTCGCCGTGTCCGCGACCCCGATCAGCTCGGCCTCTTCGTCGGCCACGATCATCGCCGCCGTTGTGGCCATGGCGTTTTACGCCAAGGTCAACAGCAAGTCTGTCTACGTCCCCGACAGTTGCGTGATGAGCGAGAAGCTCAGTTACTACCTGTCGAGCACCTACGTCTCCTCGGACAACGCGAGCAACGTCACCCTCCTTGAGTTGATCAAGAAGGCCTGCCCCCACATCAAGAAGTGGTGGACCGCGTGGCGCCTCGATGAGGCTGGCCCCAGCAACTCGCACGGGATGCTCTTCTACCGCGACGGCCGCGAGGGCATCCGCGTGGTGACCCCGATCGAGACGGTGATGGCGCCGATTCAGACCGTGGGCTTCAATGACAACGTCTATCTGTACAAGCAGATCGGCGGCGTCTTCGAGCCGAACGCCGCGCACCAGCTCCTGGTGTGGTTCGCGATGTGATTTGACAAGGGAGGATAGACAGACGATGGCAAAGAAGATCACCAACCTGACCCAGGGCCCTCGGCAGTTCGACCTGCCGGGGGAGAAGGGTGTCGCCTTCATCACCTTCGCCGAGGGCGGCACCAGCGGCGCCACGGTGGAGGTGTCCGATGAACAGTGGGCGGCGCTCCAGAAGTCGCCGCTCCAGAAGGCCGTCCTGAGCGACCCGAACACCTTTCGGGTCTCCTGATGGCCACGGCGCTGGAGTACGTTCGCGCTCTGGCGCCTGAGTTCGCGTCTGTGTCGGATGCGACCGTTGGCGTCCTCATCGACGCCGCGGCGCTGACGCTGACCCCGTCGGCATGGGGCAACGTCTACCCGATGGCGCTGGCCCGCCTCGCCGCGCACGAGTTGACGTTGCAGGCCCGCGCCGCGTCAGGGGCAGCCGCCGCGGCCGTCGGCCCGGTGACCTCGATCTCTACCGGCGCGATGTCGGTGGGCTACGCCGCCTCGGGCGGGGCGACACAGTCGGCGGCGGATGCGCTCCTCGGGTCCACCCCTCACGGGCTCGCGTACCTGGGCCTGCGTGCCAGCCGGGCGGCCGTCGCGCCGGTCCTCCTGTCGTGAGCAAGGTGCAGCGCCGCGGGCCTGGGGTTGCGGCGCTGACGGGCTTCATGCGCCGGATCAACGGCGCCCGCGTGGTGGTGGGCATCCAGGGGAGCGAGGGCGCGTGGAAGTACCCGCCCCAGCGCCTCGGCGGCCCTGCGCGCCCGCTGTCGCTGGTTGAGGTCGCCTCCGTCCACGAATTCGGCACTGAGGATGGCCGCGTTCCGGCCCGCTCCTTCCTGCGGCTGACCCTCAAGAAGAAGGCCGGCGCCTACCTGTCGGCCCTGCGGAAGGCCCTCGCCGATGGTGCAGGCGCGGTGCCGCAGGGCGAGGCGGCGGCCGTCAACGCCCTGTCCGTCGCCTTCGAGCGCGTCGGCCTTCGTGTCACCCGCGACGTTCAGGCGACCATTCGGGACGGCGGCCCAGGCTGGCCTGCCCTGTCGACGCGCACGGTGGCGGCGAAGGGTTCAACCTCGCCGCTCATCGACACGGGGCAGCTCCGCCAGTCCATCCGGCACGCCGTCCGGGGGCTGCGATGATCCTCGGCGCTGAGACCATCACGCGCACCTCCTACGCCGCCGGATCGTGGTCCTCGGCGGGGCGGTGGGTGTCAGGGGCGGGAACCACGGCCACGATCTCCGGGTCAGTCCAGCCCGCAGGCCCGAAAGAGCTGGGCATCCTCGCCGAGGGCGACCGATCGCGCGACCCCCGATCCGTGTGGACCTTCGCCGAGCTATCCGAAGGCTCGCAGCACGCTGGAACCTCCCCTGATCGTCTGTCTATCGGCGGCGTGGTCTACGAGGTACGCTCGGCGGAGGTCTACCGGGTCGGGGCGCCGATCCCTCACTGCAAGGCCGTCTGCGTGCGCCTCGCCGAGGCCGACAGCACCACCCGCACCGACGCCGGGGAGGCCATCCTCCAGGGCGTGCGCGCTGCCCTCAAGGCTGCCGCCAGCCTCACCGACGCGCAGGTCATCGTGTACGGCGAGGACGCGATCCGTCCACCCCTGCCCTATCTGGCCGTGCGTGTCGCCGCTGACCGGCCCGTGGGCGACCCCTGGGCAATCGAGGCCCTGTCGGCCGGCCACCCCACCGAGGCGGCGAAGGGCAACCGTGAGGCCGCTGTGACCGTCCTGGGCTTCGGGCGGGGCTCCGCGGTCTGGCTTGAGACGTTCGCCATCCGCCTCGGCTTCGGCGCCGTCGCTGATGCCATCGCCGCCGCCGGCTTCGCGCTGACGCCCGAGGGCCCTACCGTGGAGACGCCGACCGTGGTAGACAGCGGACATGAGGCGCGGTTCTCTCGGGACTTCGTCGCCCAGTACGCCATCGCCTCCACCGCTGAGACGGGCACCGAGGCCACCTCCTTCCCCCTGACCATGACCTACCCGTAGGAGTCGCCCCGATGGGGAACCCGAACACCCACAACGACACGGTGGCGGTAACCGTCACCCTCGCCACGGTGACCGCGGCCAACCGCGGTTTCGACGTGGTGATGCTGATCAGCAGCGACAGCACGCTGAACAGCGCGCGGACGGTCGCCTACGCCAGCGCCGCCGAGGTCGCCACGGCCCTCGCCGCCGGCTACCTGTCCAGCGCCGCCGCCGCCGCCGCGACCCTCGCCTTTGGCCAGCCCCGGCCGCCCGCCACCTTCGTCGTGGGCCGCAAGGCCTCCGGGGAGACGTGGGCCGATGCCTACGCGCTGTGTGTGGTCTCCTACCCTGGCGCCTACGGGATCTGCATCCAGTCGCGCACCGACGCCGACATTCTCGCCGTCGCCGCGGCCATCCACACCGAGGGCGAGCGCCTGGGCTTCTTCCAGGCGAACAACTCAGACCTCTACGGCGGCTCGCTGGCATCGTCCACGCTGGCCAACCTGATCAACGCCCCCAAGCGGTGCGTGGCCTACTACCACAGCACGGACACCGAGTACCTCGACGTGGCCCATGCGGTCGACCGGCTGGCCTACAGCCTCGACGACCTGAGCCCTGGGTGGAACTCCGGGGTGGCCTCAGTCGCTGCCAACAGCGTGACCCTGACGCAGACCCAAAAGGTCCAGCTCCGCGACACGAACAGCGTCAACGTGATGCTGCCCTTCGGCACCACCACGAACCGCTGGGTCGGCAAGGGCGTCACCATCGACGGCACCCCCGTTGAGGAGGTGACGACCGGCGACTGGTTCAAGGCCCGGGCCTCCGAGCGCATCGCCGATCGGCAGGTGGCCCTCGCCGCTGAGGGAAAGAAGATCCCAGTCTCCTCCGTGGGGCAGGCGATCGTCCTCGCCGAGTTGGAGGGCCTCCTCGCCCAGGGTGTGACCGCCGGCCACTTCGTCGCCGGGCAGACCACCGTGACCGCCGAGGCCATCACCAGCGCCGACACGGCCGCCAACCGGCTCCGCTTCACCGGGTCTGCGCAGGTCGCCGTCTCGGCCCGCGTGTTCACCTTTGCCTTCACCGTTTCCGAGAGTGAGGTGGTCTGATGGCCGCGCCGCTTCGCACGCATGACCTCGCCGCCTGCACCCTCATCGTCGGCGGGCAACTTGTGACCGGCTTCGGTGAGACCGACGCCATCACGATCACCCCGATGGAGGACGCCGCCGCCCCCACCGCCGGGGCTGACGGTCAACTCACCGTCAGTCGCTCGAACAACAAGAACATGACCGTCGAGATCACGGTCATGCAGAACAGCGAAGGATACAAGGTCCTGGGCGATCTGTACACGACGCAGGCGGCCCAGTCGCCGATCCTGCGGACGCCGTTCCGGTTCGAGAACCCCCTCACCGGTGACAAGGTGCGCAGCGACTACTTCGCGTTCACTGGCCTCCCCGAGGTGAAGGTCGGGAAGACGGTCGCCGAGGTCGTCTACAAGGGTGTGCTGTCCGCGCCCGCCGTGGCCCGCGGGGGTGCGCTGTGATCCTCGAACCGAGGGAGGTCACCCTCTTCGACGCGGACGGCAACCCGCACAGCTACGTCATCACGGCCCACCCTTTCGCCGATGGGATGCCGATTGTGCAGGCCCTCGCCGCGGTGGTCATCCCTCCCCTGGTGGCATCGCTGCCCCCGGGCGCGCGTTTGGAGGACTTGGCGGGCGCCATCAGCCCCACCTCCCTCGCCGGCGGCATCGGGCAGGCCCTCGCCGCGGCGCCGCCCGACCTTGTGGCCCGCGTCCTGTCGCGCACCGTTCGGGATGGCGCCCGCCTCACCGGCAAGGCGCTCGACTGCTACGCCGGGAATTACGGCGAGGCGCTCCGGGCCGCATGGGAGGTCGCCCAGTTCAACGGTTTTTTCAAGGTGGCTGGTATGTCGCGCGCCGCGCAGCAGCCGCGCAAGGCGGCGGAGTAACCTACGCCGTCCGGGTGGCTACCATGGCCGCGCGGGACGGCGTCGACTGGTTCCTATGGCGTCTGGCCACGTCAACCCGCATCCATGATGGATTAGCCGTGATTCGCTCCTGTTGGACCATCGGCGAAATGACCCATGCCCACATCGCCCTCGACGCGATGGAGGACATAGAGGCCGACGCGCGCAGGGTGCAGACATGAGCGGCGGGGTGATTGAGGAGCTTCTCGTAGCCCTCGGCGTCGACGCTGATACGGCCGGGGTGAGCGACTTCGCCGACGCGATCGACATGGCCTCGGCCGCGATGGAGATCGCCGCGATGGCCGCCGCGGCGCTGACCGCCGTTCTGGTTGGCGCGGTCGCCGTCACCCTCGAAGCCGCCGGCGCCGCGACCGAGGGCGCCGCCAAACTCGGGATCACGACTGAGCAGTACCAAGAGCTGGCCTACGCCGCCGCCCAGGCGGGCGTGCCGATGGAGACCCTGTCTGAGGCGATGGCCAAGCAGACGCTCCTCGCCCAGAAAGCCGCGGACGGCGACAAGGCTGCCGCCGAGGCCTTCGCCGCGCTGGGCGTCTCAGTCACCGACGCCAACGGGCAGATGAAGTCCAGCGCGCAGATCATGGCCGAGACGGCCGACGCGCTCGCAGCGATCGAGGACCCGACAAAGCGCGCGGCGGCGGCCTCTGCCATCTATGGGGAGTCGGCTGCGAAACTCCTACCCCTCCTAGGCGAAGGCTCCGGCGCCATGGCGTCGATGGCGGCCGAGGCCCGGGCGCTCGGGATGGTCCTGTCGGCGGAAGACGTCGCCGCCGCTGACACCCTGGGCGACTCGTTCGACAGCCTCCTGGGCGTGGTCAAAGGCCTCGCCTTCGCCGTCGGCACCACGTTGGTGCCCTACCTCCAGGATGCGGTCGACTGGGTTCTCGACTGGACCAAAGCCAACGGGCAGTTGGTTCGCAACGGCATCGGCGCGCTGGTGACCGTGCTGGGCACCCTGGTGCGCATCCTCGTCTCGGCCCTCGACTTCGTCGACAGGGTCGTTGAGGCGACCGTGGGGTGGGAGACGGTGCTCTACGCCGCGACGGCGATCACCGTGGCGTGGGCGGCGGCGGTGTCTGTACTCCTCCTCGCCGTGACGGCCCTTGTCGGCGTGCTGGCGGTCGCCCTCGGGGGCGCGGTCGCGCTGGCGGCGGCGCTGAACCCGATGACCTACATCATGGGGGCGGTGGCCGCGGCGGTCGCAGGCTTTGTGCTGGTGATTGAGGATCTGTACACCTACCTCACCGGCGGTGACTCACTGATCGGCCGGTTCATCGATCAGTGGAGCCAGTCCGAGGGTGTCCTGGGCTCAGTCGCGCGCCTGTTTCAGGCGATGATCATGCTTGGGCAGGCGCTCTGGGCGGCCCTCTCGCCGGTCGGGGACGCGCTCGGCGGCGCCTTCGCAGCGGCGCTGCCCTACGTTGAGAGCCTTGTGTCGCTGGTGGGCGGCGCGCTGATGGCGGGGTTGAACGCGCTGATCCCGGTCATCGACGGGATCACGGCCGGGATCACGGCGGCGACTGAGCTGCTCGGCATCGAGATCCCGCAGGCTGCCGCGGGCGCACAGGCTGGGGCCGCGGCCCCGATGGGTGCAGCGATGGCCGGCGCGATGGAGGCCCCCACCACGTCGACGGCGGCCCTTGGCGTCCCTGCGCAGGCCCAGGCCGGCGGGGGCGGCGGGCGCTCGGTGAGCGTGAGCGGGTCGACCTACAACGTCTCGGGCCTCGGGTTGACGGAGCCCCAGGTCACAGACCTCTTCCGGCGCCTGTTGGATGAGCAGGTGCGGGCCATCGTCGAAGCGAATGAGGGGGCGCCCGCTTGAGCCCCTTCGCGATCATCGACGCCGCCGGCCGGGTGCTGCTCTTCGACGCTGTGGAGCGGGTCACCCATTCGTCATCGGTGACGGTGACCAGCCACCCCACCGAGCCCGGGGCCACGGTGAGCGACAACGCCACGGTCGATCCGGTGACCCTGTCGGCGACGGCGCTGATCACGGCCTCGCCTTTCGCCGGCGCGCTGGTGGGTGACGCGCTGCCTGCGGCCGGAGTCGCGCGCCTGTCGGCCGCCGAGGCGTGGCTGGACTCGGTCGCCGGGCAGATCGTGACCATCCAAACGGCGCGGCGCTCTTACGCTGGGATGGTGCTGACCCGCTGGCGGCGGGCGGACACCTCGCGGCGGGCCCTGCGCTTCGAGATCGACGCGAAGCAGATCCTTGTGGCGACCGTGACCACGGTAGACCTCCCCGCGCCTGACCCGGCTCCCGCGGTGGAGGCCTCCTCGTCTGCGGCCGTCGACGCCGGGGATCAGCCCACCACCGACACGGCGACCGACTCCGCCACCGGGGCCACGTCGGCGACGGCGACGGCTGAGGAAGAGGCCGACACGAGCGCGGCGGCCTCGATCTATGACGCCGTGGTGGGGGACTGATGGGCCAGCGGATCGCCACCTTCGCGGCCCAGGCCGACACGACACAGACCGTCACCCTCGATGGCGTTCAGTATCGCCTGCGACTCGTCTGGCGTGAGCGGTGCCGCGGCTGGTACGTGGACCTCGCCACGCTGTCGGGCGGGCAGATCGTGGCCGGGCGGCGCCTGTCCGCGGGCTGGTGTCCGCTGGCGGGCATCCGCTACACCGACGCCCCAGGGGGCTACCTCTATGTGCGGGGCGTTGACGGCTACGAGCGTGACGACCTCGGCGAGGGGCTCCAGATCGTCTACTACGCCGCCGACGAGGTGACGCGCGCGGGGGCGACCGGGCCCGATCTGACGGTGACCCTGTGAGCCTGTTCGGGCGCATCGTCGAGCTGGACATTGGGACCGCGGGCAGCGCGGGGAAGCGGTTCACGGGCCTGCATGTCGACTTCCGGGTTGAGTCGGGCATGAACGGAGAGTCCGCGAAGGCGAAGATCACGGCCTACAACCTCGCTGAGGACACGATCGGGCGCCTGCAAGCCCCGGGGGCGGTGGTGCGCCTGTCGGTCGGCTACCAGGGCGAGCCCGCGCGCCTCGTGTTTTCCGGCACCCCGACAAAGGGGGGCTGCAAGATCGAGCGCCGCGGGGCCGATCTGGTGACTGAGATCGAGGCCGCCGACGGGGCGCCCTCCTACGCGGCGCAGGTGCGGGTGGCCTTCTCGCGGCCGGTGACGGTGGCTGAGGTGTGGGCCGAGGCCCTGCGGCAGATCGGGGCGCCCGCTGGCTTCGTCGCCGCGATCCCAGACCGACAGCTCCCCCGCGGGGTGGCGCTCCAGGGCGCGGGCCGTGACGTGCTGGCGCGGCTGGCGACGATGGCCGGGGGCGAGGTGGTGATCCGCGACGGGGCGATCTCCCTCCTGTCGCGCGGCCAACCGTCCGGGGAGAGCGCGATCGTCTTCTCCGGTTCCACGGGGAACCTGATTGGGGCGCCGTCGCGGACTGACGACGGGGTGGAGGTTAAGGCGCTGATCGCCCCCACGATGCGCCCAGGGCGGCCCTTCCGGGTGATCTCCGAGCGCATCACGGGCGACTTTCGCGCGGAGTCGGTGGTCTTCGACGGGTCATCCTACGGGCAGTCGTTCTATGTGCAGGTGAAGGGGGCCCCGCTGTGAGCGCAAAACCGACCCTCGCCAGCGCGCTCCGGGGCGCGATCAAGGGGCAGACGGCGGCCGTCGAGACGGCGCTGCCTGGGGTGGTGACGGCCTATGACCGGGCGTCTCAGACGTGCTCGGCGGAGATCGCTACCCCGCTGGGCTCGCGCGACCCTGACGGGCAGGTGGCACACCAGTCGGCCCCGCCCCTCTCCGGGGTGCCGGTGGTCTTCCCCGGCGGGCTGACCTACGACCTCGCCGCGGGTGACTCGGTGCTCCTGGTCTTCGCGTCCAGGTCGATCGACGAATGGCGCTCAAGCGGGTCGGTCGGGGTGCCGCCCCTCGATGGGCGCCGCCATGACCTCACCGACGCCGTCGCCATCCCGGGGCTGCGGCACGGGGGCGCGGCTGTCGGGTCCACGGGCTACGCAGCGGGCGCGTGGGTGGTCGAGCAAGGTGACATCCGCCTCGGGTCATCGGCCGCCGCTGACGCGGTGGTCATAGCACCCCTCCTCGATGGCCTCGACGACGTGCTTGCGGCGCTGACAGACTGGGTCAGCGCGATCGGCGGTGACCCCACGAAGCTCGCGGCGCTGACGGCGGCCATCACGGTGGCGCGTGCTGGCATCGCTGGCGGCGGTTATGCGGCTAGCAAGGTGAAGGCGGAATGAAGGTTTGCGCGACCCTCGTAGACGGTGACCTCCCCGCGGTGACGCGGTGGGAGGGCGGACCTGCGCTGACGGCGCAGCGCGTGGCCATCCGCCTGCACACGCACCTGGGAGAGCAGGTGCTCGACCAGGGCCTGGGCCTGCCCTACCAGACCTGGGCCAGCACGCGCGCCCTGGACCTCGACGAGGTGGCGGCGGTCATCCGCGCTGCCGTCGAGGGCGCTCGGGGCGTGGTGGCTGTGACCGCGCTGACGGTGACCCGTAGCGGGCGCACGGTGACCGCATCCGGGGCCGCGCTGGTGGAGGGCGGGGCTACGGTGCCGATCTCCCTGGCTATGGGCTACGACGCCCCCACCTTCGTCGACGTGCTACCCGCGGGGGCCATCGCATGAGCTGGTTGACCTCCTCTGGCCTGACGGTGCCCCGGGCCGCCGACTTCCTCGCCTCGGTGCGCGCCGACGTGCAGGCGCGCTACGCCGCGGCGGGCGGGGTCGGAGAGATCGACTTCGGAACCGACACGGTGATGGGCATCCTCACCGGCGCGCTCTCGGTGCAGCTCGGCCTCCTCGGCGAGGCAGTGCAGGCTGTGTACGATGCCCGTGTACCCGGGGCTGCGGCCGGCGCCTGCCTTGACGACCTGTGCGAGGCGGTTGGGGTGACGCGGCTGGCGGCCACAGCGTCGACGGTGGCCCTCACCCTCACCGGCGCCTCGGGGACCGTGATCCCGGCGGGCGCCCTGGTGCTGGGCGGCGGGACCGACGGCGCGGCGCGGTGGCGCATTGACGAGGCGGTGACCCTCTCTGGCGGGACCGGCTCGGCGACGGCGACGTGTACCGCGGCTGGCGCGGTCGCTGCGGCCATCGGCGACGTTGACCAGATCCTGACCCCGGTGTCAGGCTGGACGGCGGTGACCAATGCCGCGGCGGCGGTGACGGGGCGGGCCCTGGAGAGCGACGCGGCGCTGAGGCTCCGGCGGGCGCAGGCCCTCCGTGCGCCGCTGGCCGGATCCACGGCGGCGATCCAGGCGGCCCTGTCGGCGCTCGACTACGTTGAGGCGGCGGTGGTCATCGAGAACACGGCCGGGGCGACGGCCACCGTGTCGGGCGTGTCGCTGGCGGCGCGGTCGGTGGCGGTCATTTTGTGGCCGTCGACGCTTACGACCGCGCAGAAGAGCGTGGTGGCGCAGGCCATCTATGAGCGCCTGCCCGCGGGGATCGCACTGAACGGCTCCGACGTTACCGCGACGGTGACCGACGCGGCCGGCATGACAAAAACAGTCCTATGGGACTGGGCCGACGTGCTGACGGTCAACGCCACGGCCGCGCTTACCCTGTCGACCGGCTACACGCTGGGCGCGGTGTCTTCGCTGGTTTCGACCGCGATCGGCGACTGGTTCGAGGCGAACGCCGCGGTCGGTCAGTCGGTCGACAACACGCCGATCGAGGCCTATGTGCTGGCCACCGTGTCGGGCATCCGGCGGATCGTGGTGACCCTGAACGGCTCCGCAGGCGTTGACCCGACCGCGGCGCAGATCCCGACCCTGGGCACGGTGACCGTCTCGTGAGCGACCTGCCCCTCGCCTACATCCCCGACCACGAGGAGCGGGCGATCGGGCTGATCCCGTCGCACCTGGGCGGCGCGCTGCGGATCGGGTCGCTGGTGGGCGGGATTGGGCGGTCGGTGCAGGCCTTCGAGGATGAGGCCTTCGGGCTCTACACCGGGTCGACGCTCGACGGGTCGGTGGGCGCCGCGCTTGACCAGTGGGGCGCGCTGGTGGGGGAAGACCGAGAGGGCGCCGACGATGCCGACTACAGGCGCTTCATCCGGGCGCGCATCCTCGCCGGGCGCTCCACGGGTACGCGGGATGACCTCCTGCGTGTGTGGGCGCTGGTGACGGGCGGCGCGGCCCGGATCGTCGACTGTCCGCCCGCCCTGTTCTTTCTGTGGACGGTGCGCGCGACGTGGATGACCGACACGCTCGCGCGGCGGTGCGCGCGGTTTGTGGCCGACCTCAAGCCGGCCGGGGTGGCGATGGTGCTGCTTGAGGCGGTGAGCGGCTACCAGGGTTTCAGTGGGGACGCCGAGAGCGGGGTACTGGGAACGGCCCTCCTCGCGCGGCGACTGACGGAGGATCTATGAGCGCGGCACTCTTCGACTGGGCGAACGGATCGG